AGCCAAGTTAAAATGATTCGCACGAAACATAAACGTTTCACAATGGCGGATATCGGAAGACTTGAAAAGAGACTTGAAAGTGTCGAGTATTATACAAGACTTTCACTTCTTGAGACTGATACTGCAAACTTGAACATTACAGATGCAAATGGGTTAAACAGATTTAAGTCTGGATTCTTTGTTGATAACTTTAAGAAACATGCATCACATCAAATTGATCATCCAGACTTTAGTGCAAGTACGGATGCAAAGAGAGGTTATTTAAGACCTGGCCATTATACAACATGTTTAGATTTGATTGTTGGATCTAGATCATTTATTGGTATTGGTACAACTGCAAATCCAACTTTAGATATTAATCATCTAGATGATATTGATGGAGATAATATTAAAAAAACTGGTCGTCTTCTTACATTAGATTATACAGAAACGGAAATGTTGAAGCAAATTTATGCTTCTAGAGTTGAGAATGTCAATCCATTCTTAATTGTATATTATTCTGGTGATATGACCATTAGCCCAGATTCTGACATATGGATGGATACGAAGAGAGTTGATGCGAGTATCACATATGATACGTCTGCTTATAATAATGCAATAGCTCAGTTAGGTATTAATGAACAAACTGGATTTAGTGAAGTTGATTGGGGTGCATGGGAAACAAACTGGACATCAGAAGAAGTTATTGAAACTTTCTCTGAAACAACTGTTGAAGCATTAGGTAAAATACATCCAGATGATTTACCAGAAGGTGTTCAGTTAGATTTACAACATATTGCAAACTATCAAAAAGTTATTGAGTTGAATGGTAAGTGGGTTCCAAAAGGCGCTGGTGTAATCACAGATGCTGAATTAGTTACCAGAACTTTCCATCAGGATGTTGAAATATCAACCAATCAGTCTAGAGAAGGTATTCAATATCAAGTAACACCTAAAGTTACTGAACAATCTTTAGGTGACAGACTCTTAAGTCGTGATATTATTCCTTATATGAGAGAAAGAAATATTGAGATCACTACAAATCGTATGAAACCTAGAACTCGTTTCTATGTTTATTTTGATAATGTTGATGTAACCGCATTTGTAACACCAAAACTACTTGAAGTTAGTATGACAAGTGGTATATTCCAAACTGGAGAAACTGTAAAAGCTACTGCATTCACAAAATCTATATCAAATGCGTTTCATTTTAGACTCGCTGCACCAAATCATAAGGAAGGCCCTTATAACGCACCAACAAAAGTTCTTACAGTGAATCCATATGATAATGAAGCACCAATATCATCAGTATATTCCACTTCATCAACAATTTTAAATGTGGATACGTTTAGTCTTGCGACTCAAGTTCAAGGCACTTTCTTTGGACATGCTCAAAATAAAATGAAACTTGTTGGTCAAACAAGTGGAGCTCAAGCGACAATAACTAATGTAAGATTAATCACTGATACTCTTGGTAATTTAAAATGTTGTTTCAATATACCTAACCCTAATAATCGTGCGAATCCAAGATTTGAAACTGGAACAAAAACTCTAAGATTAACAACAAGTCCAACAAACTCCACAGTTGCTGGAACTGTTACAGGATCTGCTGAAGCTAACTTCCATGCGAAGGGTGAATTAGAGACCGTTCAAGAACAAATATTAAACATCAAAACTCCACATATTGAAAGATTAGGTGTTGAAGAACAGAGAGTTTTAAATGATAAGATTACAAGAAAAGTTGAAGGTCTAGCAGGACAGGAACAGGTTATTACAGGTGTTCAGTATTATGATCCTCTTGCACAAACTTTCCGTGTTGATGAAACTTCTGGTGTATTCGTCACATCTGTGGATGTTTTCATGAGAGATAAAGATGAAGAACTACCTTTAACTTTACAGATTAGAACTGTAGAGACTGGATTACCGACATCTAAGATATTACCATTTAGTGTGAAAGTTTTAGATCCAAGTGAGGTAAATGTTTCAGAAGATGCTTCGATTCCAACCACATTTACTTTTGATTCTCCAGTTTATCTTACAGGAGAACATGAATATGCTTTAGTTCTTGTGACACCAGCAGAAAATTACAACTGTTGGATATCAAGAATGGGAGAAGTTGACATATCAACTATTGGATTACCTGATGAACAACAAGTTCTAATCAGTCAACAACCATACTTAGGATCATTATTTAAATCACAGAATGGTACAACATGGGATCCAAGTCAGTATGAAGATATGAAGTTTACAATCAGAAAAGCAGTGTTTAATACTGCTCCTTCTGTGGGTAGATTTTTTAATTCAGAGTTATCAACTGGTAATGATGAAGTTCCAACATTGGCTGTCAATCCAATCACCTCTTTATCTAAAAAAGCAGTGGTAGGATTAGCAACAGCTTTATCAACAACCCCTGCTACTGGATTAGTGCCTGGCGTTAACATTAGTCAGTTTGACAACTTAAATGCATCAGCGACTCTTATTAACACTGCTGGTGTTGCAAAGATTGGTGATGCTAATGCTGCTACAATAATCAATCCTGGCGTCGGATACACACCTTCTAACGGAGTTTTAACATACTCAGATATTCCAATGGTCACTCAAACTGGAGAGGGAACTGGAATTATTGGTGATGTAACTGTAAACAATGGAGTAATTGGTGTTGTTACCTTCACAGATGGTGGAAATAATTATGCAGTTGGTGACACTTTAGGAATTGGAACTTTAGGTCTTGGAAACGGTAGTGGTGCTGTTCTTTCTGTAGGAATTGTTTCCATGACAAGAAGTTTAGTTATTGATAATATTCAAGGTTCATTTGTAACAGGAGTTGGAACACTTGGTTATAATAATGGATCAACTTTAATTGGAATAGATGGAAAAACAGTTGGAAGTGGAGCTACAATTGCGAGTTTTGATGTTGATACGACAAACGATGGATTGCATTTTAAAGTCAATCATAGATCTCATGCATTACACGCTTTTAATAATTTAGTGACTATATCTGGAGTGGAATCAGATGTGCCATCAACAAAGCTAAGTGCTGACTACAGTAACACTTCAACATCAGACATATCTGTAGTATCATCAGCAAACTTTGATACATTTGAGGGAGTGGGAGTTGGAACAACAAACTATGGTTATGCAATCATAGGTAATGAAATTCTATCTTATACTGGAGTTGCAAATGGATCGATCACTGGAGTTACAACTAGAGGTATTGACTCTACGGTCAAGTCAAGTCATTCATCAGGTGACATAATTCAAAAATATGAATTTAGTGGAGTCTCTCTTAGAAGAATTAATAAACAACATGATATGAATAGTCCATCTGTAACTGTTCCAAATGATAAGGATTTAGATTTCTATCATATTAAAGTTGATATGAATAGTGATGGCACAGATCGAAGTGGATCATCTATACCTGATCGTTTCTTCTCATCCACAAAACGTGGTGGTGGATCAAACGTAACTGCAACACAAAACATACAATTTGAGACTATAACACCAAATCTACAAACCATGACACCGCCTGGAACAAATGTTGGTGCTCGTGTAAGAACAATATCTGCGACAAGTGTTGATGGATCTGAACAATCATTTGTGGATCAAGGATTCCAAGCAGTTTCAGTGACTGGTCAAACACATTTTGAAACTCCAAGAATGGTTGCATCTAAGGTAAATGAAGATCGTCAACTATCTGAATTGCCAGGTAATAAATCATTAACTCTTGAGGTATTGATGACATCTAAGAGTCGTAATGTTTCACCTGTAATTGACTTAGATCGTGTCAGTACAGTTCTAACCACAAACCGTGTTAACAGTCCAGTTTCTAATTTTGCAAGTGATAGTCGTGTAAACCAAACAGGTCAAGATCCTTGTGCATCAACTTATGTTTCTAAGATGGTAGTTTTAAATAATCCAGCGACTAACATATTAGTTGAATTTGCTGCGTATCGAAGATCTGATGCAGATATTCGTGTATTCTTTAAGACTATCGCAGAAGGATCAACAGAGAATAGTTTAGATCGTAACTTTGAGTTGTTCCCAGGCCATGACAATATAGATCAAAATGGTAAAGTAATTAACTTCTCTAATAACAGTGGTCTTCCTGATGATCCAGTTACACCTTCTGTTGGTGGTGAATTTAAAGATTACAGTTTCACATCTAGAGAGTTACCACCATTCACTAAGTTCCAAATTAAAATTGATATGGTTGGAACTGATCAGGCACAACCACCATTGATCAAAGAACTTAGAGCAATCGCATTAGCATAATGTCAAATCATATTCCAGTTGAAGGAAAGTCTGGATTTTATCGAGACTCAGAATCCACAGCAATTATTAATAAAGATAAGAAAGCTTATGCTGCATATATGCAGAGAAAAAAATCTGTGGAAAATAAAAATATTGAGTTAGATCAAATGAAAGAAGATCTTAATAATGTTAAAGGTGAATTGGGAGAAATTAAAGGTCTTTTATCTACTCTTGTTCAAAAACTAAATAATTAGAAAAATGGCACAACAGGTAATCACTTTTGATCCAGATGTCGCTGTTCCATATGGTGTAAATCTTACCATATTTTCTGGTGCTGATTTTAACACTACATTTACAATAAAAACTTCTGCTGGTTCAAGTATAGATTTTTCTAACTATACTGGAAGAAGCAATATGAAGAAATCTGCGATTGGAACTGCAAATACTTTTGGTGTAACACTTGGAGACACAGACGGAAAAGTCACTTTGTCTATGGGTTCAACTGTGACCAGAAGTTTGTCTGAGGGTAGATATCTATATGATATCAACGTAAGTTCTGGTTCTACTTTCTTTAAAATCATAGAGGGTAATGTGCTTGTCAGAACAGGTATTTCAACTTAGAGGTGAAGAATGGCTCAACCAAGTTCTAGAGATGGTTTAATAGATTACGCAAAAAGACAGCTTGGTTTTCCTGTCTTAGAGATTAACGTTGCAGATGAACAATTTTCAGATCTGTTAGATGATGCTATTCAAGTGTATCATGAAAGACACTATGATGGTATTGCGAGAATGTATTTGAAATATAAAATTACACAAGATGATATTGATAGAGGTCAAGCGAGAGGAGGAGATTCAACTCTTGGAATTACGACCACTACTACAACATCAACAGTTGGTTTATCAACAACTTTTGATTTAGAAGAAAATAACAATTACATACAAATGCCTCCATCTGTTATCGGAGTCAATAATATTTTTAAAGTTAGATCAGATACAGTTTATGACGGTTTGTTTAACATTCGTTATCAGTTGTTTTTAAATGATTTATATGCATTTGGATCAATTGATCTTCTTCAATATTCAATGGTTCAAACTAAACTTGAGGATATTACTTTCTTATTGAATCCAAACGTAAGATATAGATTTAACATTCGTCAAGATCGTCTTTACATCGATGCTGATTGGTCACAAATAAATGTCAATGATTTCTTTGTTATAGATTGTTTCCGAATATTAGATCCAAATGACTTTACAAGAGTGTATAATGATCAATTCTTGAAGAGATATTTTACTGCACTGTGTAAGAAACAATGGGGACAGAATTTAATTAAGTTTCAAGGTGTTCAATTACCTGGCGGTATTCAACTTAATGGTCGTCAAATATATGATGATGGAGTAAGAGAACTTGATGAACTTAGAGCTAAGATGGCAAGTGATTACGAAATGCCTCCACTTGATATGATTGGATAATGTTAAATCCGTTTTTCCTACAGGGCTCAAAGGGCGAACAAGGTTTAGTTCAAGACTTAGTTAATGAACAACTAAGGATGTACGGCATTGAGTGTCATTACATTCCTCGTAAATTAATGACATCTAGAACAATCATGAAAGAGGTGGTTGAGTCTAGATTTGATCAGGCATTTCCTCTTGAAGCATACTTGATGAATATTGATGGATATGCTGGTCAGGGAGATATACTTACAAAATTTGGCGTTCGAGTAACTGACGAGGCTACATTCGTAATATCTAAGGAAAGATTTGAAGAAGCTGTTGCACCATTTTTAGAACAACAAGAAGATGATTATGAACTTTCAAACAGACCTAAAGAGGGAGATCTAATATTCTTTCCATTAGGAAAAAGAATGTTTGAAATTAAGTTTGTAGAACATGAAAGGCCTTTCTATCAATTACAAAAAAATTATGTTTACCAATTGCAATGTGAACTCTTTGAATATGAAGATGAAGTTATTGATACAAATGTCAATTCAATTGATAAAGTTGTTCAAACAGAGGGTTATATTGCAAGGTTAATTTTGTCTGGTGTTGGTAGCACTGCAACTGCAAATACAACTTTAGCTTTTGGTGCAGTTCAACAAATATTTTTACAGAATGATGGTTACGGATATCTCGCTGCACCAACTGTTTCAATCAGTACATCTCCAGGCGTAGATGCAACAGCAGTTGCAATCATGACATCAAGATCTGGTATTGGAACTGCGAAATCTATTGATCGAATTCTTTTAATCAATCCAGGCGGTGATTATGTAGGAGTACCCACTGTAACCGTGCCAGGCACTGGTATAGCAACCGCTGGCATCACAACTCTAGGTTCGGTAGGTATCGTTACAATTACATCTGGTGGTTCTGGTTACACAACAACTCCAAATGTATCAATATCTACAGCACCATCAGGAGGAACAGATGCAACTGCTGAGGCAGTAATGATTGGTGGAACAATAAGTGCAATTAGAATTAGTAACGCTGGTAGTGGATATACCTCTGCGCCAACAATTACAATCGGTGCTGCCACAACTATTGCAGACGGTGATTATATCTTCAATGAAACTGTTCAAGTTTCTTCAGACTCCTCAGAAACTGCAAGAGTTAAAGTTTGGGATTCTGGATCTAGAACTCTCGATGTTAGCATGTTAACCAAGATGCAATTTGAAGTCGGAGAAAAAATTAAAGGACTTGAATCTGGTGCAGAATATGTGATTCTATCAGTTGATTATGACACACCAAATGACTATCCAAATTCACAATATAAGGCAGATCAATATAACGATAACGCAGATTTTGAAACAGAGGCTGATGCGATTCTGGACTTCTCTGAGGGCAATCCATTCGGAACATTCTAAATAGTTAGAAAGCTTTGATATGTTAGGTACTTATTTCTATCATGAGATATTAAGAAAGACAGTTATCGGTTTCGGTACTCTCTTTAATAATATTAACATTCGACACAAGGATGCGAGTGGGACAAATTTTAGTGTCAT